CCGCGCAAAAGAAAAGTGTCCCGGAACCCCGCAACATGGCGGAAAACCTAGCCTTTTGATAATCGCATAATATAGGTTATGTAAAATGCGGCCCGGAAACATGCGGGAAACAGGAACAAAAGCGAACGGAGCGAGAACGAAGGGGGTACCCCCAAGCGCGGTTCACGATTCATGTCGTCCCATCCCCCACGTGTAATTTTTTTCAATTTTGAGAAAACGGGTTTTTGGTGTAAGTTATTGAAATGACTGAACCTAAACGGAAGCGCGGCCGTCCCAAAGGGTCGAGAAACAAGCTGTCTTTTGATTTGAAGGCAGTTATGTCTGGTAAGATGACGGAGAAGGCTATGCGCCAGTTGGAGCGTATGCTTGATGATCCTGATACGCCGGCGAATGTGAGATTGAAGGCTGTTGAGGTCATTCTTGCGTATGGTCATGGGAAACCCCAGCAAAATCAGATGGTTGGCATTGAGGCTGGACCTAATCTGAAGGAATTGATGGTGCGGTTTATGGCTCCTGGCGAGACTATGAAGGAGATCCGGGAGGCTAATTCCAAGGTTATTGAGCATCTGGACCCTGATAATACCAAGCGAAAGGCTTATTAAGTTCACCATTATTATGCACTTGACGGCGATGAGTATCACCAATATGGTGAATTTAGCTATCAAGAGGAGGTTTTGGTGTTAAGGGTTTTGGATTTGTTTAGTGGTATTGGTGGGTTCTCCCTTGGTCTAGAGCGGACGGGCGGATTTGAGACCGTGGCGTTCTGTGAGATTGAGGAATATCCACGCCGGGTTTTGGCAAAGCATTGGCCGGATGTGCCGTGTTACACAGATGTAAGGGAGTTGACACATGAGCGACTGGAAGCAGACGGACTTGGAGGAATTGATATTATCGTCGGAGGGTATCCCTGCCAGCCATTTAGTCAGGCAGGGCAGCGACGAGGCCAGGAAGATGACCGTCACCTCTGGCCAGAAGTTAAAAGGCTCATGGCTACCGTCAGGCCCACTTGGGGTGTGTTTGAGAATGTTGCTGGACACATCAGCCTGGGCCTCGACCAAGTGCTTTCTGACTTGGAAGACGAAGGCTACACCGCATGGCCGCTTGTTATTCCAGCTTGCGCCGTCGATGCCCCGCACCGACGAGACAGGGTTTGGATTATTTCCAACCAGCAGGGCGACGGATGGCAGCAAGGGCAGCAGGACGCCAGAAGGGGCAGCGCGGGAGATGTCTCGCGGGAAGAACAGGGACTTGGGGATGGTGGCGGCTCTGTGGCCGACGCCCGACACTCGGGGGTTCACGAACGACGGCAGTCTGCAAATGCTGGCAAAGAATGTCAGCAGTCGCGAAGAACTAGACGGGATGGCGTATCGCGCAAGCAAGAAACAAAAGAACAAGTTTTGGCCCACGCCGCCAACAGTGGATGCGAAGAACAACGGGAACGGGTCAGGTCGCCACAAAACAGAACTGAATGGCGTGGTAGGTGGGAGCCTGAACCCCCAGTGGGTCGAGTGGCTCATGGGGTTCCCTCTCGGGTGGACCGACTTAAAGCCCTCGGAAACTCCGTCGTCCCGCAAATCCCCGAAATGATTGGCCGCGCAATACTGGAGGCCGACAGATGAAGCTTGAGAATGCCCTTGCTGTTCTGGGGTGGAACCAAGCTACGTTAGCGCGTCGACTGAAGGTGCATCGCAACACAGTTAGTCGATGGGGTTCTGATTGCCCGCCGTGGGTGCTAGAGTATCTCCGTGTCTGTGCGCTAGCGAAGAATATCCTGGATGGATAACTTTGATTTCCCTGACTGTGGTTACATAGAGACCTCTGGTGGAAACCGGGTGTTTATCCGCGATGCTATCGCCCCTGGCGTGGCTAAGAGTTTGCGTGGGAAGAAGGGGAGGTTGTCGTTTGATGACTGGCGCCTTGAGGAACCATTGGACTGGATGCGCGAGTTTTTCCCGATTTCCCTTGGTGGGGAGAGTTACGCTGTAGTTGAGCAGCGTCGGGAGGGGCATGTCTGGCATACGGATACGGGGACGAACGACCATATGTTGTGGTGCCGGTATACTTGTAGTGTGGGATTATCTCCGCGGGACAGCTATACAGGCGGGGAGTTTTGGTTTAGAGATATGGGGCCTTTGCATCATTATCTTGGTATGATCGCTTACACGCCGGATTTTGAGCATATGGTCACGACACATAAAGGCGAGCGGTGGGTATTGTTAATGTTCTTTGAGGGTGAAGATGGCTGAGTTAATAATTCCTTACCAGCCGCGGCCGCTGCAGCAGACGCTGCATAATGACATGACGCGGTTTAAGGTCTTGGTCTGGCATCGACGTGCTGGGAAGACTGTTTGGGCCATTAACGATTCAATTCTGAAGGCGATTGCTGCTATGGCGGATGGGAAGCCTCGTCCGCGGGTGGCTTATATTGCACCATTGCTGAAACAGGCAAGAACGGTGGCGTGGGACTATGCAAAAGAATTCACCTCTCAACTTCCGGGTTTCAAGCCAAACGAAGGAAACCTGCATATTGATTTTCTCGATGGTTGCCGGCTTAACCTTTACGGTTCCGACAATCCTGATGCTGCGCGAGGTATTTATCTGGATCATGCAGTTCTAGACGAATACGCCCAGATGCCGGGGAATATGTGGACGGAGATTATCCGGCCGGCCCTGTCCGACCGTGAGGGGAGTGCGGCGTTTATCGGAACCCCCAAGGGGAAGAATGCCTTCTATGACTTGAATGTCAGGGCCGCGGACCCGGAGAACGAGTTGTGGCAGTCCTATCTTTTGAAGGCGTCTGAGAGTGGTTTGATCTCTGAGGGCGAACTCCAGGCGGCCGCCAATGATATGACGGAGGAGGAATACCAACAGGAATACGAGTGTTCCTTTGAGGCTGCCATCCGCGGGGCCTATTACGCCAAGCAGATGGAGGCCATTACCAAGGAAGGGCAAATCACGTCGGTCCCTTATGAATCGACGATGCCTGTCCTCACTGCCTGGGATCTAGGCCTGGATGACATGACTTCAATCATCTTCTATCAGCTTGTTGGGAAAGAGGTCCGCATCATCGACTACTACGAAAACAGTGGGGCTTCTCTGAACCACTACGTGCAGGTACTCCGCGAGAAGGGGTATACATACGGCGAACATAACCTACCGCACGATGTGAGGGTGAAGGAACTTTCGACGGGCCGGTCCCGCCAGGACGTTCTACGGTCCCTCGGCCTTAACCCTTTGTTAATTGTTCCCAAGCTTGGGGTTGAGGAGGGGATTAACGCGGTGAGGTCTATCCTGTCTCGGGTGTGGATCGACGAGAAGAAATGCGGTCGGCTGATTGAGGCCCTCCGTCAATACAGAACCGACTACGATGCCAAGACCCAAACCTTCCGCGCCCGCCCCCTGCACGACTGGACTTCTCACCCGTGTGACGCCATGCGTTACTTGGCCGTATCCCTGAGAGACCCGGTAGACCAACGCCACCTACCCATGATGGCGGAACAGAACTACGATGTTTTCAACCCTATGGGCGAGGATAGAGGTATCGCCTCCCCAACAGATTGGACCCCTTGGTGATCAGGCCCTGGAACGAAGACGACCTCGACGCCCTTATTGAGATGGGCGCCGGGTTTCACGACGAGGCTCATTCCTACCATAACTTCAAGTTCTCTCCGCATCGCGTCATGGAGAGTTTCTTTATGGTCCTGGAAAGGCATGATCAAGTCGGCCTCTGTTATGATGACGGGGGAATCCGCGGTGCTATTGCCGGCGCAATCTACCCGCAATTCTTTTCCAAAGGCTTAACAGCCTCTGAGTTGTTTGTCTTCGTGGAGCCGACTGCCCGTGGGGGTGTTATCGGAAAGCGCCTCCTATCTGCGTTTGAGGAGTGGGCAAAGGCTATGGGGGCGAGCGAGATCCGGGTTGGTGTATCATCTGGAATAAAACAAGAACGTACTGTTGGCCTATATGAAAAATTGGGCTATACTCCCACCGCAACACAACTGCGAAAGGTATTGTGATGGGTGGTATTTTTTCGTCGCCGGCCCCGCCTCCGGCCCCTCTCCCTTCTCCGACGCCGGTAGCGCCGACGAAGAGTGACGCGGACGTTCGGGCATCTCGTGAGAACGAGCGCAAGCGGCGACTTGCTGCCGCCGGCCGACAGTCTACGATCCTGACCTCTGCCTCTGGCACGGGAACGCCGACGACTGAAAAGAAAACCCTGCTGGGCGCGTAATGGGCGGCTTTATGAAAATGATGTCGCCTGCGGCAATGGTGGCAGACCAGGGGCCGAAAGTTCTATCCCCTGTCGCTATGGCCCTGGACAAAAAGGGCGACGACGAGAAAAAGCGTGACCTGAAGCGCACAGTGAAGAAGGGGTCTGCGGGGACCTCGTTGCTCGGCAATGCTTAATGCACCTGCTCAAAGGCACCTCTCAAAAGGTCATGTGGGCGAATGTCCGCTCAATGATCAGAGAGGGCTACAAGCGGGACAAAGCCATTGCGATAGCGCGGCGTAAGGCTGGACTGAAGAATGGCAAAAAAAAGAAATAGCAACGAGCAGTACGTTCGCGACTTCGCGCTTATGCACGATAACGCGGCTTATGTGCCTGTCGCTACGGGCGTGGAAAACCCGCTGCCAGTCGAGTTAAGCGGCAATACCATCTCAACGCTCAACAGCACGTCTGTCGTGCTTGGCCCCGGTGAGATATTCCAAGGTGTGGGCGAGGACGTTTCCAAGCATGGACGTGCTGGCATCTCCGTCTGGACGCCATTCGGAGAGAAGACCAACGGCACACTGACGATTGAAGTCAGCCGTGATGGTGTGAACTACGGTGGGCCATCCAGGGCCATCCTTGATACGACCACCGCGCAGCCAGTCATGTGGGAGATTGTCGAGCAATACTTCCGCATCAAGTATGAGAATGGCCCAGATACCGCCAGCCAGTTTGTGATCCAGACGCAGTACAGCAACAACGGGGCGATCTTTCTTGGGCAGCAATTTGGGGATAGCCTTAGTGATACCATCACCGGTATTGCCACTATTGGCTCTATTCAAGGCAAGGATAGGGATGGGATTTATCGCAGTGTTGCGGTGGATAATGCTGGCGCGTTACGGGTCAGTGACGGCGAAGATAGCGGACAAGAGCTATTGCGTGGTATCTTGTGGCAGCTTCGTGTTTTAAACGCCCGGTTCGAGGAAGCATTCCAGACCGGCATCAGAGATGAGGACTTAGAGAATGAGTTTTATTGAAGACGGTAAAGGCTCTGGTCGTAAGGCTTCCGTATCTTACGTTCAGCGGCTTAATGCTTCGGCAAAGACGGCCCCGCGCATCTTTTATGCGTCACGGGATTTTGGTCAGGCGTATAACTTAGCCTTCGACGGTAGTGCGACAACTGCCGCAGGGGATTATACGTTCTATTTGAAGAATGACAGCACAACGGAGAACCTGTTCATTTCTACGATTGAGTTCCACTCAGTTGAGGCGACTAAGTGGAAGATTTGGGAAGTGACGGGAACTGCTGCTGGTGGAACCTCAGAAACCCCGAAAGACTTGAACCTTGCTAAGTCTATTCCCGCAGCCACAACTGCTATGTCGAATAGTGGCGGGTCTATCACGGGATTAACAACGAATGGTCTTCTGGGTACGCACCGAAATGAGGCACTTGGTGACAGTGAGATGGACTTCCAAGGCGCATTGATCCTTGGTCCCGGCGATGCTGTTGCTCTTGAGATGGACAGTGGCACGACTGGTCTTGTTTCTCATGACTGCTTCTTCTGGTTTGAGCCTATTGGTGCTAGCTAACAATGGCGAAGGTTGAAATCCAGTATGGTAACGAGCTTGCAAAGCTAGAGGATCAACATCTTCTGGTGATGCAAGCTGGCTACCCATCGTTTCAGCCACAGAAGATACGGCCCTTCCGCCAGTATATGACGGTTGATGGCACACCTGATGCTAGTAATGACATGAGTGTCGATGGGTCTGTTACTGAGCAGGAGTTCTGCGTATCTGCTAATGGGTTTGTGGACAGGTACATCACTAACATTTCAGTGATTGTTGCCTATGGCACCAGTGGTCAACCTTACGAGTGGGCAGACGGTACGCCACTGACCAACGGTGTTCGTCTATACTACACCTACCAGTTGGGCGAGATCGACATTCATGATGGGTTCAAGACCAATCAGGACTTGTTCCGTTTGTCTCATTCGCAGATCGACAGCAGTTGGCAAGTCAACGGTGTGAATGCCAACAATGACTTCGGCTACTTCATCACCATCGATCTTGAGAGTTTCATGCCTCCGTATGGTGTGAAGTTGGATAAAGGTAGTTCTCAGAAGTTGGCCTTTACGATCAGGGATAACGTCGGCCTCGCTGCCGATACCTTCAACGCAATCGCTTATGGATTTGATAGGTTTGAATGATGGACGCTGAGAAGTACATAGCGCGGCAAGAGGCCTTAGAGGCAGAGCGCCGAAACTGGGATTACCATTGGCAAGAGATTGCCGAGGTGGTCTTCCCGCGTCGAGGCGACTTCATTAACAGCGTGGTGAAGGGTGAGAAGAAGAACACCAAGGTGGTGGACTCCACTGCGGTCATCGCCAACGAGCTTCTCGGCGCCGGTCTTCATGGGATGCTGACTAACCCGTCCTCCAAGTGGTTCAAGCTTCGCCTCACCGACGTGCGCCTGATGAAGGAGGATAGCGTCCTTGGATGGCTGGAGGAGGTTGAGCGCATCATCTATATGGCGCTGAATTCCCCCAAGGCATCCTTCTCCTCCCACATGCATGAACTCTACCTTGATATGACCGCTTTTGGCACGGGTGTGATGTTTATCGGTGAGGACCCGGACGACGGCGACCTGCTATTCTCGACCAAGCACCTGAAGGAGTGTTACCTCGCGGAGGACATGCAGGGGTTCATCGATACGGTGTACCGGAAGTTCCAGTACACGGCCCGCCAGATCGTCCAGCGGTGGGGCATCGACAAGTGTGGTAAGGATGTTCGGGAGGCATATGAAAAGGGTGAGTATGATAAACAGTTTGAGATTATCCACTGCGTTCAGCCGCGGCGTGACCGCGATCCAAATTCAATGGCTCGCGAGCAGATGCCGTTTGCGTCTGTTTACATGCTCCCTGAAGGAAAGCATGTCATCGATGAGGGCGGATTTGAAGAGATGCCTTATGTCGCGCCTCGTTGGGCTAAAGTATCCGGCGAGACTTATGGGCGTGGGCCGGGTGTTTCATGCCTCCCTGACATCAAGATGCTACAGGAAATGGCTAAGACTGTCCTCAAGGCAGCGCAGAAAGTCGTTGATCCTCCGCTCCTCGTCCCAGATGACGGCGCACTCAATCCTGTTAGAACGGTCCCAGGCGGACTGAACTTTCGTCGGTCAGGCGCGGACCCTATTCAGCCCCTGCAGACTGGCGGGAATATCCCCATTGGCATGGAGATGCTTCTGGATGTCCGTGAGCGCATCCGTGCCGGGTTCTACATTGATCAGCTTCAGCTTCAACAAGGCCCCCAGATGACTGCGACGGAAGTCCTGCAGCGTCAGGAGGAGAAGCTCCGCTTGATGGGTCCTGTTCTTGGACGCTTACAAACAGAACTGCTTGGCCCAATGGTCGAGCGCGTATTTAACCTGCTCAATCGTCGCGGGAAGTTCCCGCCGGCTCCCCAGATCCTTGATGGTGCCGACTACGACATTGAGTATGTATCGCCGCTTGCACGAGCGCAGCGGCAAACGGATGCTAACGGCTTGCTGCGTGTGTTTGAGATCGCAAGCCCCATCATCCAAATGCAACCCGAATCTGCCCAGATTGTTAACGGAGAGGACACGATCCGCTGGCTTGGAGACTTGTTTGGTACGCCCAACTCGTTGTTCAAGTCGGAGGAGGAAATGGCGCAGATCAGGCAACAGCAGGCTGAACAGCAGCAAATGATGCAGTTGCAAGAAGGGTTGTCTGCCGCGGGTCAAGGCGCGGATGTCCTTTCAAAACTCACTCAAGGTGGATGACAAGCCAGAAAATAGCTCAACGGGCTAGAGACTATTCCATAGCATTCAGCACAGACGAAGGGCAGCGGGTCTTGAACGACATCGTTGTCAGTTGCTTTGTGCTGGATTCCACGATGGGATCGACGCCCCAGGAGACTGCATTTAATGAGGGAATGCGGAACGCTGCTCTACGCATCATGTCCATCCTTCATTACTCACCCCAAGACTTCATCAATTTACCAGAGAAGGTGGAAGACAATGTCTGAAGAAGCTGTTCAAGAAGAAGCGCCGGAAGCCCCGGCACCTGTGGAAGCCGTTAACGACGACTGGAAAGCCGGCCTGCCGGAAGACCTACGTGATAACCCCAACCTGGGTAAATTCTCGTCGGTTGAGTCCTTGGCGAAGAGCTACATCAACGCCTCGTCCATGTTGGGCCAGGATAAGCTCGTCATGCCGAAAAGCGACGAGGAGTGGGGCGACTTCTACAATAAGATCGGCCGGCCAGAAGAGGCTGCCGGGTATGAGTTCGACGCCGTTGAACTGCCGGAAGGAACCCCGTTCGACGAGGGAATGCTCGACCAATTCAAGGAGGTCGCACATACCGCGGGCCTCACGTCCACCCAGGCTAATGCCCTCCAGAAATGGTACATGGAACAGACCGGGCAGCAGTTTGAGGGCATGGTCCGAAACGCCGAGGACGAAATGGCGAACGCCCAGTCGGCTCTCCGCACTGAGTGGGGTAACGCCTACGACCAGAAGCTCAATCAGGCTATGCGGGCGATTCGCGAATTCGGCGGCGATGCTCTGGCGGAAGAACTCGATTCCAGCGGTCTCGGCAACAATGTGGAGATCGTAAAGGCTTTCGCACAGGCCGGCGAGAAGATCATGGGCGATACTACGCTTGAGGGCGAGAACGAGAATGCTCGCACCCCGGCGCAGTTGAAGGCCGAGATTGCCAAGATCCAGAGTGACCCCTCCTTCTATGACGCGGATAACCTGGAGCGGCCGGTGATGGTGCAAAAGATGCAGCGTCTGATGGAGGAACTTCACGGAAAGGATGTGATCGGTGAGTACACCATTGGACGTATCTAATCTGCGTATGCGGGCGATCGAAGTGGTCGCCCGTAACGCAACCTCAAATGAGTGGCGGGATGTTGACATTCTAATCGAAAAAGCTAGAATGATCTCAGACTTTTGCATGGACGCCCGGACACGGCCCCCTATCGACAAGCGGACCCCCGGAACTCCGAAAAAAGTCAAGAAAGTCTGAGATAACGACTCTTGTCGCCTTAGCGCCTTTAGTCTCGCATCAGATTAGGCCGGGTTACCGATAACCTAAGACAGCGGGTATCGCCGCCCCCACGGGGGCATGTGTAACTTGGTTTAACAGATGGAGGGACAAGATGTCCGTTCAAATTACCACCGCATTCGTTGAGCAGTATAGCGCCAACGTCATGCATCTTTCGCAGCAGAAGGGTTCGCGTTTGCGCCCGACTGTTGATGTCGAATCGGTGACCGGCAAGAATGCTTTCTTTGAGCAGATCGGTTCCGTTGCTGCGCGTAAGCGCCCGTCCCGTCATGCGGATACCCCGCAGATGGACACTCCCCACGCTCGTCGGCGTGTCTCCCTGGTCGATTATGACTGGGCTGACCTGATCGACAACGAAGATCGTGTGCGGATGCTCATTGACCCCACGTCCCCCTACGCGCAGGCTGCCGCTTTCGCTATGGGCCGTGCTATCGATGAAGCGATTGTTGAAGCTGCCGACGGCACTGCCTACACGGGCGTTGACGGTTCCACTTCGACGGCATACGACACGGCGAACACCGTTGACGTGCAGGTTGGCGTTTCGCCGGCTGCCGACACGGGCCTGAACGTTGAGAAGCTCCGCGCCGCTAAGGAAATTCTCGACGCCAATGAAGTGAACCCCGACGATCCTCGTTTCGTCATCCTGAACGCCAAACAGCTTCGCAATCTGCTGGCGGAAACCGAAATCACGTCGAGCGACTACAACGTGGTTAAGGCCCTCGTCCAGGGTGAAGTCAACACGTTCATGGGTTTCAACTTCGTTCGCACCGAGTTGATCGGCACCGACGCCAACAGCGACGACAAAGTCTTGTTCTTCGCCAAGTCGGGCATCAAGCTCGCCGTGGGCATGAACCCGACGGCGCGTATCTCGGAGCGGGCTGACAAGAACCATGCTACCCAGGTTTTCTACTCCATGTGCATCGGGGCGACCCGCATGGAAGAGAAAAAGGTTGGGTACATTGAATGTGACCCGAGCTAAGGAGGCTTGAACCATGACGACCAAAGATAGTGACATCGTCACCAACTATCAGGCGACCCCGCCCGTAGCTAACCCCGCCCACCAGTTGGCCGGTGTGAAGCGAGTGGCACAGGGTACGATGGAAATGGCGACCGGCGATCTTGACGATAACGACATCGTCATGCTGGCCCCCGTCCCGTCGAACGCCTCCATCACGTCGATCCAAATCGCTACGGACGACCTCGACAGCAACGGTACGCCGCTTCTGGCTTGGAACATCGGCCTGTACGACAAGGACGAGGTGGTCATCGATGAAGACTGCTACGCCACGGCCATTACGGCCGGTCAGGCGGCCACGGCCTTCACCGAGTATCGCTGGGAAGTCGCTGACATCAACACCACGGGCCAGATGGTCTGGGAAGATGGCGGCTTGTCTGCGGACTCCGGTGAGATCGTCTACGTTGCCCTGACGGCCTCTGCCGCCGCGGCGACTGCGGCTGCCGGTACTCTCTCGTACAAGATTGAGTACGTGGTCAACTAAGGATTGCGGGGAGGGTTTCGGCCCTCCCCCCATCTTTCCTGGAGGCGTGAATGGCATCAGAAGTCCAGATATGCAACCTTGCCTTATCCAAGGTTGGCGACGAGCAAATCACCTCTCTGACTGAGAATAAGAAAGCTGCCCGGCTCTGCAATCTAGTGTATGAGCCGCTTCGTGATTCTGTACTGCGGGCGCATTTCTGGAACTTCGCCGTGGAGCGGGTGGCACTTGCTAAAAGCACAGACACGCCAGCTTATGAGTACAGCGCGAAGTTTGCCCTGCCGACTGACTTCCTCCGACTGATCGACACGAACCTCTTGGACACGGAGACCTTCAAGGTGGAGGGGTTGTTTGTCCTCGCGAACTCCGACACGGTCAGCATTCGTTACGTCAAGCGGGTGGAGGACCCCAACCAATTCGATTGGCTGTTCATCGAGGCCCTCGCTGCGCGTATGGCGGCTGAGTTGGCTATCGCCCTGACGGACAATCGCGTCCTGTCGGTGGATCTGTTTAACCTATACTCAACGAAGATCATGGAGGCCCGGACGGCAGACGCACAAGAAGGCAGCCCAGATGACATCATTTCCGACACTTGGCTGAACTCTCGACTGCTTTACGTCAATCCGGTTGACTAATGCCTACAGCCGCAGTCCCCTTAACCAACTTCACTGCCGGCGAGTTAAGTCCCCTTCTGGAGGCTAGGGTTGATCTAGCCCAGTACGCCAATGGTTGTAGGACGGTCAGCAACTTCCTGCTGCATCCCCAGGGTGGGGTATACCGTCGCGGCGGGACAGAATACATTGCCGGCGTTAAGACCAACTCCAAAAAGGTACGCTTGGTCCCGTTTGAGTTTTCCATCTCGCAGGCATACGTCCTGGAGTTCGGTGAGAACTACATCCGGTTCTACGCCAATCAGGCCCAGGTGGTCTCAGGGTCTCCGTCTGCCGCGGTAGAGGTTGTCACGACCTACGCCGAGAGTGAGTTGTTCGACCTTCAGTTCGCGCAGTCAGCGGACATCTTATATATCACGCACCCCAATCACGAACCCGCCCAACTGACCAGGACGGCAGCCACGACCTTCTCGCTGTCGGATGTTGCGTTTGAGGACGGTCCATATCTGGACGAGAACATTGAGAATACTACGCTTACGCCTAGCGCCACAACTGGGACCATCACTATCACGGCGTCTGCAACGACGGGCATCAACGGCGGCGACGGTTTTCAAAGCACGGATGTCGGCCGAATTGTGCGCATCGGTCATGTGGCATCTGCTTGGGCTGCCTCTACTTCTTATAGTGTTGGTGATGTCGTTCGCAATAATGACAATATTTACGAGTGTATTCGGGCTGGCACGTCGGCTGGGTCTGGGGGGCCGGACGGTGAGGGCGACTCCATCGTTGACAACGGGGTCACCTGGAAGTTCATAGAGGACGGCGGCGTCCGTTGGGGGTATGCGGAGATCACTGCGATCACCTCAACTACGCTTGTAGATGCGACTGTCCAGAAGGACTTCGGCGGGACCTCGGCAGAGACTTCTTGGCGCCTGGGGGCATGGTACGGTGGAAGCTATCCTGGGTCTGTGGCGTTCTACGAACAGCGCCTATTCTTCGCCGGGTCCACCGACAACCCTCAAACCTTGTGGGGGTCTAAGAGTGGCGACTACACCAACTTCACGCCGGGGTCTCTTGATGATGATGGGGTGACGTATACCATTGCGACAGATCAGGTTAACGCCATTCGGTGGCTTTCCCCTGGCAAGGTCCTGGCAGTTGGCACGGCCGGCGGCGAGTTCAAGGTTTCGGCCTCCACCAATGAAGAGGCGCTGACGCCCACCAATGTTCGGGTTGTCCGAGAGACTTCTTATGGGTCTGCCAACATCCTGCCCCAGCGTGTGGGGGAAGTGGTACTGTACACGCAGAGGGCCGGCAGGAAGATCCGCGAGTTTGTGTACCAGTTTGAGACTGACGGTTTCGTTTCCCCTGACCTGACGTTGTTGGCCGAGCATATCTCCCGCACCGGCATTATTGAGATCGAATACCAACAGGAACCGGATAGCATCGTGTGGTGCGTCTTGACTGACGGGTCCTTGGCGGCGTTGACCTACCAACGGGAGCAGAAGGTTATCGGGTGGCACAAGCATGTCCTGGGCGGGACTTCTGATGCTGCGGGAACTGCAAGTGTAGTTGAGAGCGTTGCCGTCATCCCTGGTTCCGAGGAAGACGAGGTCTGGGTTGCCGTCCAGCGGTACGTGAATGGCGGGACGGTGCGCTACATTGAGCGACTGAAAACCGGGCTGGATGATGCCGCCAGCAGTGAAACGGCGTTTTTTGTTGATAGCGGCCTGACCTTGGATACGTCATTTGATATTACGGGTGCCACGCAAGCTGACCCTGTGGTGGTGACTACGTCTTCCGCGCACGGATTATCCAACGGAGAGTATGTAGATATTCGCGGCGTTGCCGGCATGACGGAACTGAACGGAAACCGCTACATTGTGGCGAATGTCACGTCCACCACGTTTGAGCTTCAGGACAAAACCAGCACCGACATCGATGGCACCGGATACACGGCATACATCTCCGGCGGGACTGTCAGGGAAGCGGTGACGACAATCAGCGGCCTGTCCCACCTTGAGGGTGAGAGTGTGGACATTCTCGCAAATGGTGCGGTCCAGGCAGCGAAGACTGTCTCCAGCGGGTCCATCACTCTTGATACCAGGGCGTCCATTGTTCATGCCGGCCTTGGGTACACCTCCCAGCTTGAAACCCAGCGCATAGAGGGTGGATCTGCTGACGGGGTAGCGCAGGGTAAGATTAAGCGCATACACGAAGTTATTTTGAGGATGTATCGATCCCTTGGAATCGAGGTGGGGCGTCGGGACGGAGAGGTGGATGTCATCCCGTTCCGAGACAGTGCGGACGCTATGGACTCCGCACCGGCATTGTTCTCTGGGGACCTGAGAGTGGACTTTTCTGAGGGCTTTGACCGCAAGGGTACGGTATACTTCAGGCAGCAGCAACCGCTGCCATTAACAGTGCTGGGTGTGTTCGCGCACCTCAAGACGAACGGGTAAAGATATGAGCGCAGACCCATTTACGATTATGGCGATAACCGCCGCGGCGAGTAGTGTCGTTGGCGGCATGGGTGCGGCAAAGGCAGGCGCGGCCAATCAGGCGATCCATAACCATAATGCTTCCATTTTGCGTATGCGGGCGAATGAGATGGTCTCCGCGGCCGCGAAGCAGGCAGACATGGAGCGAGACAAGAACAAGCGCCTCCTCGCTAAGAACGCGACCACGGTGTACAAAAGTGGCGTGGAGATGGCGGGTTCCCCGGTAGAGGTCTTGGGCGAACAGGCTGGGATCATGGAGTGGGATGCCCAGATGACCAAGTATGAAGGCAAGCTCAAGGGGTGGGAGGCCCAGACAGAAGCGGCCAATCAAGAATACATGGGTGCGATGGCTGCCTGGAGGGGCAAGCAACAGAAGCGGGCGGCGTTTATAAGTGCCGGGATTTCCCTCGCTGGCGCGGCATATGGGTCCTTTGGCGGGGCTGGGGCATCCTCATCGTCATCTTACGTGGCGGCTCCTGGGACATCATACGGGTCTAGATGGGGCGGTGAGTTTGGCGGGACAGGAAGTAGCCTGATGGGGTGGCAGTAATGGGCAAGATCAGAGTATATCAGGCGCGGACTGGAGTTCCCACCGCACGGGCGCGAACGGGCTTAGTCCAACCAACATTCTCGGCAGCAGACTTCCCTTCGATTGAGGGCGTGAAGCAGATCGGCCAGACGATGCTTAATGTCCAGAAGCAGGAGGATGCAAAAACCCGCCTGGACATGCGTAGCGCCATCGCCAAGGAACGCATTGAGATCGCCAAGCAAGTGGCGCAGATGGAGCGGTCCGCTGAGTTGGGTGCGCCCGGCCACGTTGAGGCGTCGGAGGCCCTTGTCGGCCAGAGTCTTGAACGACTGAAGGCCAAGTATGGGGATCGGTTTTCCGCAGAAGTGGAGGCCAACTTCGCGGATGTTCACGCATCCACAGTATCATCTGCTATGCGGTTCCAGGCAGCCCAATCCGGGGCGAAGATGGCGCATGATATCAAGAGTGTCACGGACAGCAACCTTGAGGCGATTATTCAAGACCCCAAAACGGGGATGCCGGTTGCGATGCAGGACTTCGACAAGACGCAGGCAAGCCTGTTGGCCGCAGGGCATGACCCAAAAGCCGTTGCCGAGGCAATGGACGCAGAGCGCACCCGTGCGTGGGATACTTACAGCACCTCCCTGATCTCCAAGGCTGGGTCAGACCAGGAACTTGACGCCATCAAAGAGGATCTCGACCAGAAGGGTGGCATGCTGTCTGAGGGCATGAGTCCTAAAGGGGTTGCGACGGCGTTCAAGCTTATTGAGCAGCGCCGGGACGACATTAAGAAAGACGCCCATAATCAGCGACTAGAGGCCGGCAGGGCTGCAATGAAGAACGTGGACATTGGGTTCCAGGCAGACCGCGCCGCGGCAGATGACCCAGCAGCGCAGCAGCGCCTGAGTAGTGGCCACTGGACGAGTAAGTATGAGGCAATTTACCGGAAGTTCGGTATCGGCCGGGAAGGCCTTTCCAGTGCGTCCTCTGCTCGCGCCAGTGCAATTAAGGCAAGAATGCGGGAAATTAAATATGACCGTGCATCGGCGCAGGATTACGCGGATATTCAGGTTGGCCTGGACGCGATGAAGGGTGGCGCCAATAAACAAGAACTGGATGAACTTCTCGCGGCCGGGAAGCTTAGTATGGCTGGGTACAAGACCGCCATAAGATATATGACGGCTTATCAGAACAAGATGGAAGCCCAGGACGCCGGTAACGCGAAGGAACTCCAGAAGTGGACGAAGGAGCTTGCCCGAGAAGAGAAGCGCCTTATGAAGGAGCAGGTCAGGATTAAAGACGCGAACACTCTCCACGACATCCGCTATGGCATTACCCCACCCGACAAGGTTGATGAGGCGATTGCCGGCCTGTCCCCCATAAATCAGTCTAAGGGCAAGGCGGCGCACCGGACTTGGTTGAAGTCTGACGCCAAAGACAAGGCCAGAGAACAGAAGCGGGTGATGCAACAAGAGAAGGGCCTTATTGTCGAGGGTCTTTTGACGGGCGCGTATGATGACACGAAGGAACTTGGCGAGGCTGTAGAGGACTTCGCTGACAGGTGGAGGGATGTGCCTGGAGGGCTTGATGTGGCGAACGCCCTACGTCGAACGGCCATGCAGTACAAAGTGGACGACCTTGCGGTGGCGAGGATAACCGCGGCCTTCAGCTCAGGTATGTCGAGTTATGCTCAGGGCGGCGCCGGGTTCTACATGGACCTCAAGGAGGTGAAGGAAGCCCATCTGGGTCAAGCCTTGCGTGAGGCCGAGGAGGGATTCAAGCAGGAGATGCGGGAGTCTGAGGGCGCAGACCCGACGCCTACCGAGGTCCTTGGGTTCCGCAAGCAATTATCCCTTGGTATTAATAACATCCCTGAACAGTACGTTCATGGCGTCCAAGCTAAGATTAATAGTTCAGACCGAGGCGTTATCATTGAGGGCGTCCATGAAATGCGGCAGTGGGAGGCTTTGCACCCCCAATTCGCAAACAAGTTTAAGGGCGATGAATACGCCTTCGCTAAGGCTATGGACGTGCAAATGGACAATGGGTTGTCTGGTGAGGAGGCGTATGACCTCGTCACGGCAGCGCGGGACGCGAGTCCGGTGGAAAAAGACGGGAGGCGCAAGGATTGGGATGCCCATAGCAAGCCTTCAGGATCACGCCGCGACCCCAATCATCACATTAAGAACACCTCTCCGAGAGAGGGCGTTGAGGGAGACCAGGACTTCCTGGACCTTCTTGATGACGACATGACTACCGCCTCCATATTCAATGGGCTGGCTAAAGAGCATTTCTTGGCGTATGGCGACATAGAGAGTGCGCGTAGGTTCGCCCTTGGAAAGATGCGTCAGACGTGGCACCCAACCAAAATCGGTGGCGAGGAGCGGCTTATGCGGCTTGCCCCTGACGCTGAGTATGCAGTTCTTGGGCTGAGTGGGGCGCGTAATGCCAAGTGGATGGGCGACCAGTTTGCGGAACAGGTTTCCAAGCGGGTTGGGGCCAAGGTCCCCATCGAAGCGATCACCGTCCTGCTGGACCCGTCTATTAAGAACGGCGGGCGCCCTACCTACATGGCGCTATATCGCGGCAGCGTAGTGATGCGCGGTGCGGTCCCTGATGAGAACGCTAGCGGGTATGTCAGGAACGAGAAGATAGTCGCTAAGGCAGTGGCTGAGAAAAAAGCCGCGGATCTAGAGGCTGAGACAAAAGCACAGGCCGCTGAGACCAAGGAAGACGCAGAGAGGTCAGAACGGTTGCAAACCCCCGGCGGCGGGCGAGGGGTTGTTGACCCGTTTGAGACTCGCCGCCAATCCATCAAGATGCCGAAACTGCCGGGGTTCACGGGCGCACCACTGATTGATGAGACTGGGTCTTGAAGTTCATAACCAGATCAACGGGACTTGAGGTCCCCACGTCTATACCGTTTGATGCACCTCCGGTGGACCGTCCACTGGGGGAGACTCTCAGCGATGCCTTCCGCTTGGAGAGTTCCCTGGTCTCCCTGTATCACGCTATGGACGACACGGGGGAGTATGACCCTGAGTTCAACGTGATGGATCACCTGACCGACGAGAACCGGGAGTACGGCCCCACCCTCGCCAGAGCCAAGAACCTGGACGACTTCAATAATCGCTGGAACCGCATCCAGGAAGAACTGGGTGCAAAGCAGCGCCTAGACCAGGACGGTGGTTATGGCACGATGGCGTATATGGCCGCGGGCATCTTAGACCCGATTAACCTCCTCCCGTTCGGCGGTGTGGCGCACAAGATATACAAGGGCGGCAATATCCTTAAAGGTCTTGTCGTTGGTGCTGAAGCTGGGCTTGCCGGCACGGCCGCAACGGAGGCCATTCTCCAGGCTACACAATTGACCCGCACCGCGGAGGAAAGCGCACTGAATATCGCTGCCGGCACCTTCTTGGGTGGTGTGCTGGGTGGTGGTTTGGGCGCAGTAAAAAGTGGCGTCCAGGAGGCAGGTCGCCGCAGTTACGACAAGATTCTGGAAGACGTGACGGAGGAGCTTAATGTTGCCACTGGAGATCGTCCTGCTGCATTTGGCACGTCTGTTGGCGCCAAGCAGGCGAAGGAACTCCCGTCCGAAATCAAAGCGGAAATCGACCAAATCAACGCCAAGCTTGAAGCCGACGTTGAGGCTGGAAAGATTACGGAGGATCAGGCAGCCCACGAAACCATGCGATTAGTGAATGACGCATACAAGAAGCTTGCCGGGTTCAAAGAGACCATCCCCCTGAACGTCCTGCTCAAGGTTGCGCCTCCGATTAAGTACATGACCCCAACGTTACGATCCTTCATGCAGGCATCTGGGGTGGGTAGAGAGATTGCCGGCCAGTTGATGGAAACTGGAATGCAGAGGGCTGGATCTGAGTTTATGGAAGGCACTGTTGACGTGCCGGTGGAGTCCATGATCAAGCTCTGGGAGGGCAAGAAATACCGCGCCCGCATGGATATCCGTGACGCATATTACGAGTACCGCACAGGTAAGGGTGAGATGCCTGGGGTGGGTGCGTCTGCAATTGAGGGGGTTAAAGCTAGGGTTGCCGGCCGCAACATGACACAAGATGAGCGCATGGCGGCGGGCCTGATGACGGTGAAGGAGTTCAACGTAGAGGTCACCGCGGCAATGCGGAACGGGGATACCCACGCGATCCCTGCCGTAGATAAGCTGGCGAAGAAGCTCCGCAAAGAGGTGTATGACCCCATCAAGGACCTCGCTATTGAGGTTGGGTATTTGCCCGAGGATATCGCCGTCAACCCGGAAACGGCGCAGTCATACCTGAACCGTATTTGGGACATCCGCAAGATAGAGAAAGACGCGGATGTTTTTGTGGAGCGCCTGAAGGGGGACTTTGAGAAGCAGGCAGCACATGCGGCGGCTAGGATGGGCCAATACGCAGATGAGAAGGCCGCCCTGCAACGTGCAGTGAAGGCTCTGCGGGCCAAGCGTAAAGACATTGAGACTGCCGTCCGTGAGGGTTTTGAAAAGCAGGTCAATGAATCCGCCCAAGAGATTACAGAGGAAGCCCTTGAGAAGGTGGATGTCACTGTTGACCTCCCGTCAGCAGCAGACAAGGCTACGGCAGCAGAGAAGGCAGCGCAGAGGGCATTCACCCGTGTACTCCGAAAAGAGTTAACCGAGGCCGTCCAGGAAGCTGTCGGAGATGAGATTGAAGGTCTTGCTGAAGAGGTCATTGAGAACTTTGTCGCCAAGGCAGCGGACGTGGAAGAGGCGGCTATCCTCGCTACGCTGCGTGAGGAGATTGCAGAACCCCTAGCAGATGCCGGCAAGGGTGCTACGCTTGACCAATTGATGGACCCGGCGGTCTACAAGGCGGCAGAACAAGAGGCGGCGCTTGCGGCTAATAATGCTGTTGAGCGTTCCATGAAGGCGTTCGACAAGCGGATTGAGGAGTTAGTCAATGACCCGCTGGCGAGGGAAGCCGCCGGCCGCAAGAAGCTCCTCACCCAGGCCAAGAAAGAGGCGCGTGAGGTTGTTAAGAAATCCTCAAGGGAGGCCCTGCGTGAGGCGACCAAGGATATCGATGAAGAGATCATGAAGGCTATGGACGCCATGTCTGACCGTGCAAAGCAGCATGGCCGAGACATCCACCTTGTCCATACGATGGACCCAGAGAATCAATTGGCCGACGACTATGTTCAAACTGTGATGTACCGCATTCTCGGCACGGGTGGCATCCGCGCACCGCACGACCTGGATGTTGGGACGGGGACGGGCAAGGCTGGGCTGCCTGGGGCATTCCGCCGCCGGTCCTTGATTGTGCGGGATGAGGACTACGCGGACTTCCTGGTGAGTGATCCTGACGAGTTGATCACCAAGCTGATTGAAACCACTGCCCCGCGGCTTGAGCTTCGCCGGGCTTTCGGGTCTGACAACTTCCAGGACACGGAGGTCTTCACCCAATTGGTGGATGACTGGAAGTCGATTGGTGTGCAGCGCGGACTAATGAAAGAAGAAGAGGCCCTTCAGTTTGACACCAGTGACGGGGTCATCAAGGGCCTTGAGAAATACTGGGAGGACCGTAAGTCCCGCGGGAAGAAGTTCGCTGAATTCCACAAAGAGATGGAGCGGTCCATCAAGGACCTGGAGGGTGTGTTTGAGCGACTGAAAGGCACCTACAAGGTTCCCGAGAACCCCAACGCTGCACTGAACCGGATCTCAATGGGCCTGCGCCAGACCAACTTCATCCGCATGATGGGTGGAGTGGTGGTATCCTCCATCCCTGACGTTGCCCGTCCCATGATGACGCACGGCATTTTGAAGGCATTTCGCAGTGTTTTCATCCCTATGCTAACAGATGCGAAGACGCTGAAGCTTCGGTCTCGGGACTTGCACCGCTTCAACAACATCACGGATATGGTGGACAATAGCCGCGCACAGAGAATTGCCGACATCGCGGACCCCTCTCCCCGGAGGAACTTCCTGGAATCTGGGATAGGAACTATGTCTGACACGTTCGGTTATGTGTCGGGTATCGCCAAGTGGAACGACATGTTAAAGACCTATGCAGGCCTAGTCTCTCATGACCAGTTCACGGACGTGATTGAGAAGTGGGTCAAGCACATGGAGAACCCGAAAGCGGCGAAGCCCACCAAGAAAGAGATCGCCTTCCTCAAGGATAACTTCATCGACGCCGGCACGGCACAGGATATCTGGAAGCAGTTAAACAAGCACGGCAGCAAACACAAGGATGGGTTCTGGTTAGCTAATATCGACAAGTGGGACATGGTGCCGGCGAACAGGTTCCGCGCTGCGATGAGTAGAGAGATTGACCGGACGATTGTCACCCCTGGCCAGGAGATGCCGTTGATGGCGTCCACCCCCCTTGGGAAGCTGATATTCCAGTTCAAGTCATTCCAGATAGCGGCTACGGAAAAGATGTTGCTCGCGGGGCTGCAGCAGAACGACATCAACTTCTACCTTGGTGTTATGACTGCTGTTGGGTTTGGGTCTCTGTCATATATCGCCAAGGAGAAGCTTGCCGGCCGAGACCCAGACATCACGCCAGAGCGTCTAGTCGCAGAGGGCATTGACCGCAGCGGTATTATGGGTTGGTTGATGGAGCCAAACAACTTCCTGGAGAAGGCTTCCAACGGGCATATCGGCATTGGTCCTATGGTTACCGGGCAGCAGTTGTCCAGGTATCGGTCCAGAAACGAACTCGGCGCGGCCCTTGGTCCGTCATTCGGCACAGTCCAGCAGTTGATTGAGACAATTGGCTATGGCGCCGATTACGTCTATGGCGGCGAAACGCCCAACGATAAGCAAATCGAGGCCATGCAAAGGCTGTTGCCGTACTCCAACTTGTTCTATTTGCGTATGCTTATGGAGGCTACCGCAGATTGATGCGGGCAGATGTTTATGATATGTTCCTGGTGAGGTAAACGACATGACGATATCCAGCACAACGACTGAAGTCTCCTACACTGGTGACGGCGCAACGGTTGCATTCCCCGTAACTTTTGCGTTCTTTGGGACGACAACCACCGCAGAAATTGAGGTGATTGAGCGGACTATCGCTACGGGTGCAGAGGTCACAAAGGTTAACGTCACCGACTACACGGTCTCGGGCGGGAACAATGCCACGGGGACGGTGACCGCGGTTTCTGCGCCGGCCAATACTGTTGAATGGCATATCCGGCGGGCGACCACGCAGACCCAAGGCACGGATTATGTAGAGAATGATGCCTTCCCCGCGGAGACCCACGAGGACGCCCTGGACCGTCTAACGATGGTGGCGCAGGAGCAGGAATCGGATCTCGGCCGCACGTTCCAATTCCCGGTCACGTATACGGGTGGGGCGTCTACCGCAGTTCCTGAACCATCGGCCGGCAAGGCATTGAAATGGAACGATGCTGGCGATGCGCTGGAGAACTCCGACACTGACCCGGATGCTGCTGCTGCTGCTGCTGCTGCTTCCGCCGCGGCCGCTGCGACCTCTGAAACCAATGCCGCAACCTCGGAAACGAACGCTGCCACGTCGGAAACGAATGCCGCGACCAGCGCGTCTAATGCCTCCACTAGCGAGACCAATGCCGGGACCAGCGAAACCAACGCCGCCGCTTCTGCTGCTGCCGCTGCGGCTAGTGCTGCGGGGATCTACTGGAAAGAACCAGTGGTCAACGCCACGACGGCAAACATCACTCTCTCGGGCGAGCAGACGATTGATGGGGTACTCACCTCCACCTCCCGTATCTTGGTCAAGGATCAGACTGCCCAGGAAGAGAACGGGGTGTATGTAACTGCTGCCGGCGCATGGTCCCGTGCCACCCCTCTGGATACCTGGGATGAGCATGTGGGTGCAGCGGTTATCGTCAGCGAGGGGACCGCGAACTCGGACAGTGCGTGGATCTGCACGGTAGATGCCGGCGGCACTCTTGAGACCACGGCTATCACCTGGGCGCAGATGTCGGCAGTCTACACGTCGGCAACCACGACCTCAGAAGGCATCATCGAACTAGCGACTCAGGCAGAAGTTGACGCTGGTACAGATACGTCACGGGCGGTCACACCGGAAACCTTGGCGGGTATGTCTGACATTGTTGGGCCGGCGGCAGTAACCGGCTCTGTGAACGCCCAAACCGGCACCACCTACACCCTGGTTCTCACCGACGCCTTCAAGACGGTGACTATGGACAACGCTTCGGCTAACACCCTAACCATCCCTGCTAACAGTTCGGTGGCGTTCTCCACTGGTGATCGTATCGACATCTGGATGAAGGGTGCCGGTGCTACCACGGTGACGGGTGACACGGGTGTGACGTTGAATGGTGTGTCTGCCGGTGGTGGTGCAATCTCCGCACAATACGGGGCCGTGTCCATCGTGAAGGTGGCAACAGATACTTGGTTAATGACCGGCAACCACGCAGCGGTGGCGTAATATGGTTCTTCAAGTAATGCCAGCGGGTATCCCTTTCGCAGCAGGGGGATACCGGGTCAACAGTTCTATCTATCTGGACGGCAGCGCGGATTATCTGACTTGGACGCCGAGTGGCGCGGGGGATAATAAAACCGGCACACTGTCTTTCTGGATAAAGCGCAATGAGACAGGGGCAACTCATCAACTGTTCCATGCTCGCTCATCCTCCGGGTCAAGCCAGTTGAGTATGAACAGTTCCAATGTCCTCTATTGGCGCTTGGAGGATACGGCAGGGGCGCAAGTTGGCCAATTAACGTCAACTCAAGTGTTTCGTGATCTCACGGCTTGGATGCACGTAGTTGTCAACTTTGATACGACAAACGGCACCGCTGGAAACCGAATGCGTATGTATGTCAATGGTTCAGAGGTTACGGATTTCAGTGCTGATGTAAACCCGTCACTAAACGCTGACAGCACAATCATGGATGCCGCAGCGCATTACATCGGGGCCACTCACGTACCTGATAGTTACGCCGAGGTATATTTAGCTGAGTACATCTACATTGACGGCACTCAACTCGACGCCACCTCATTCGGTGAAGCCGACGCTGACACAGGCGAGTGGGTGCCGATTGATCCTTCTGGCTTGACCTTCGGCACCAATGGGTTCTGGCTTGATTTCGCCGTGGCCCCTGGAACAAGCAACGGTGCTGGCACTGACGTATCTGGGAACGGTAATCACTTCACCGAAACCTCGCTAACAGCGGCGCAGCAAGTAACAGATGTCCCCACCAACACGGCGGCTGACGATGAGGGGAACTTTTGCACATGGAACCCTCTGGATAAAGATAGCTCCATCACACTATCGAACGGGAACCTGTCAACAAGTGGGGGAGCATCAGGTGGTGATCTTGTGCTCGGCACTTTCCGAGTTAATTCGGGCAAGTGGTATTGGGAAGTTGACATCGCATCAAACGCAGGTAACTGGCGTGTCGGCATAGGTAACGTCGACTACACCAGTGCAAACAGTAATTACCCCGGCGCTGATGACGATAGCTGGGGCGCTCAGATGGACAGTACGTCTGACTTCCGCACATACCATAACGGCTCCTATACGTCGCACACCATGTCGCCTGTTGCCACCACGAGCGATAAGGTGCTTGTTGCTCTGGATGCCGACAACGATAAGCTCTGGCTGGGTCGGTACGATGACAGCGCAGGGGTGACGGAGTGGGCTGATAGCACGACGGGGTGGACGGGTGATCCCTCTGCTGGCACGAATGCAACATTCACCCTAGATAGTGGTGGGTATATCCCCGCGTATGGGGCTTTTTCGTCATCCAGTGACAGCACCGTTAACTTCGGCGCGTCTGCGTTCTCAGGAAGTGTGCCAACAGACTTTAAGGCACTCAATACAGCCAACCTCCCCACGCCCACGGTGACGGACCCGAGTGCTTATTTCGCCAGTCTTTTGTACACGGGGAACGGGACAGCTATTGGTAGCGCGGGTAACGCTATCACTGGTGCTGGCTTCCAGCCTGATTTTGTCTGGATCAAAAACCGTGATGCGGCTGACGAACATATGCTCTATGACGTAGTTCGCGGTGCGACGAAAGACCTAAACAGCGACAGCACGAGCGCAGAAGCAACTGATACTGAAGGTCTGTCCACGTTTGACAGCGATGGATTTACTGTCGGCAGTAATGTCGCCGTTAACACCAATACGGAGAACTATGTAGCTTGGTGTTTCAAAGCCGGTGGTTCCGCATCTTCCAATAC